GTGGGTGAACAGGTAGTCGAAATAGCGGCTGGGGGGGGGCGCGGCCCCCCGCCGCTTCTGCTGCTTCATGTACTTTTCCACGGCCTGCTGCTGATATTTGGGCGGCAGGTCCGAAAGGTTGATGGCCATTTATTCGTCCTCCAGGTCCGGGACCTCTACATATTGCCACGACATAGGCGGACGGTTTAGCCCGAACTCTGCCAGCGGGCTGGGGGTGTCATATTCCTCCGCCTCTCCCACAATCCAGCCATACAGCGATTTTCCGCCGGCGTATTTTTTCAGATCCTCCTCCGGTACGCAGGATCGGGAGGATAGATACCGCCAGCAGTTGCTTTTTACCCACCCCATGCAAAGGAACTGCCCCAGCACGGCCCCGGTCCCGCTCACATAGGCCAGGACCAGCAGCGGCCACGGCTCCGGCCCTCCGGCTCCTCCCCGCGGGGCCGTTTTTCTTATTTCCAGGTCTTTCTCCCCGGCCAGGATCTTCTCCCACCATTCCGGTTTTATGCTCAAAAGCACCGCCCGCACAGTCAGCGCCCCTTTCCTTTCGGCGGCCATGGCCCTATTTCGTCCATTATCACCACCCCGGTGCCCAAAAGGCTGGTGGGGTAGTGGTATGGGCATTTCATATTTTCCGCCGCCGTCCTCCGCACCAGGGGGATGGCTTTTTTCAGCTCATTCACCGCATAGGACAGGCGCCAGCGGGCGCAGATATATGCGTCATGCTCTGCCAGTGCGCAGCCCTCGCATTGCCGCGGCCTTTTCTGCTCGGTCACTTCTGGCCACCTCCCGGCAAAGGAATAAACCGGCATTTATCCACGGCAACCTCCGCCACATATCCGATGGCCGTACATGCCAGCATAATGTCCGCCATAAGATCGTCCGCGGCCTCCTGTCCGCGTCCGTCCCTGTTCATGCTCCGCAGGTTCCGCGCCATGATCTGGCCAAACTCGTGCAAATTTTTCGACGCTTCCAGCCACCGCTCTTTCTCCACGGTGTAGCCAATTTCGATTTTTCCCACGGGTCACACCTGCCTTTCAAAGCGCCCCATGTAGTGGGCAGCCCATTCCGTTGTTGCGGCCTCCCGGTCATCCCACGGGGAGGCGGAGGGCGGGAGATCCGGGAAATGCGCCCGCAGGTTGTCCTTGTAGAAAACCGGGATTTCGTTCTCCGCGCAGAACTGCGTGATCTGGTCCACCCACTCCCGCCGCGGTGTCACCTTGTCCGCCCGGTTCCCGGTTTCGGCCCCCAGGATCACCCACTGGGGCAGGCCCTCCGCCGCGCTCATGTCCACCGGCCCCAGCAGCGGCTCCATGGACCAAAAGCTGTTAATTGCCACGCCCTGCATAGTGTACATGGCCGCCGCGTCCTCGTTGGCCACGGTGCTGCCGTACCAGAAATTATTTTCATGCGGGAGTAAGCCCATGTAGTCCAGTTGCAGGTATCTGGCCGGGTTTTTCGTCAGGAACAAATAGCGGTGCTGCGGTGCGCGGCGGCAGGCGTCCAGGACCTCCGCGATCCAGGAGGTCGGCACCCAGCGCCCGAACAGGTCCGCCATGCTGCACACAAAAACCGTCTGCGGCTCCGCCTGGTGTTCTGGCTGGTTCAGGCGGTATCTGTGCATGGTGGGTTCAAATCCGTATGGGTATGGCGTGGCCTTGATCTTCTCCTCCAGCACATGGAGGCCGTCAGCCAGCGGATCAGGATCCGCACACCTGGCGTCAAAGCGGTGGGCGGTTCGTCTGGCGTAGCAGTAGGGGCACCCATGGCGGCACCCGGTTACAGGGTTCCAGCTCATGGTGGCCCAGTCAATTTTCGTCTTGTTCATGTCGTTTCCCCTTTCAAAGTTTTTCCACGATTTTCCCCAGCCACCGCTTGGCGGCCTCCACACAACCGTCAAACAGGAGGCCGTCCGGGTGTTCTTCGATGTAATGGCACACGCCGCCGTCTTTTTCGTAGTCGCAGCACTCACAAAATTCAGCGGTGCATAAGATCCTGGCCAGCTCCTCGCGGGAGGCCACCCCGATCATGTCCTCCATGGTGGCCAGGGTCTCCGGTGCGTTTTCTTTTCTCCAGTGTTTGCAGGCTTTCCCCATGTAGTCCAGCAGGCACCCGCCGGCACCGGGGCACCTATCGCATATTTTCATTTCTCTGGCCTCCCAGCATAATCATTTTTTCTCTTACCAGCTTGTCAATTATGCGGCCCTGCTCCTTGTAGCCGCACATTGCTGTCAGCTTGTCCAGGTTATAGGCCGTCTGCGCTGTCACCAGGACGCTGATCCGGCGCATGTTCTTTTTGCTCTGCATGGCTTCACCCCGTTTTCAGTCATCATCAAACATGGAAATTTGCTTCTGCTCCAGCTCCTCCCTTTTTCTCGCCTCTTTTTCTGCCTCTGCCTCCAGCTCTGCCTTTCGTTTGGCTTGCAGATCCGCCCACCGTTTTGCCGTAGCTGTCCCGTCAATGTGTTTCAGGGCCTCCCATGTTTCCGGGTCAAAATTTGCCGGTGCGCGTCCCGCTACGGCGTTTTTCAGGATTAGGTCTTTCCACTGTTCACTCACTCGATAGCGGTCACATGTGAAAAGCGCGTGACTGGAGTAATAATCTCCTATCCCGCTCCATCCCAGGAATACCCGCCGCTTGTTCACCGGCCCGCCGGGCGCCGTACAAAATCCGGGATGAAAACTGTTTGTGAAAGTGCAGTATTCGCAAATTCCAAACATGGGGTTAGGCTTGAAGTCCAGACACTCGCCCTGGACCTTATCGCATTGTGCAATCCCTATGATCCCGCACGGCGATTGCTTCGCCCAAAAGTGAATAAACAGTTTATCGTCCGGGATTTCTTTATTTTCTGCTCCCGTCTGCCCATGCCCACAGTAGCGGCAACGGATCATAAACACATCGTCCGGGATTTTCATACCGCCACCGCCCTTTCCAGCTCCTCCATTGTGTTGATCTCCACCCCTGCGCACCACTCCGGCAGATTAGCCCGCACCAGGGCCGTGGCAAATGGAGGCGGCACCGCATTGCCGCACCGGGCCACCTGCTTGCTTTTTCCGTAGGTCTGTCCGGTATAGTCCCGCTCGATCTTGTAATCATCCGGGAAACCGTTGGCCCGGTACAGTTCCCGCGGCGTCAGCATACGCAGGCCAATGTCCGCCATGAAATACCAGGCACCGCCGATCTGGAACAGGATCACATCCTCCGGCCCCAGGTCATAGCCGCAATATGTATTCAGCAGCTCCCGGATCTCCGGCCAGTGTCGGAGATCCGCCCCCGGCTCCGCTCTGGTGATCTGCGTGGTGACCACACCATGGTGGCCTCCGCCGGCGGTGATAGTCTGCACCGGCTCCGTGGCCGGTCCTCCCAGGTTTGTGCCTTTCATTTTGACCAGGTGGGCAGTTGTCAGCCCCTCCCGGTCCTTTGCCGTTACCGTGTGGAGCGGGTCCTGGATGTTCTGGCCGTGCTGGTCGCTCCCATAGTATTTGACCAGGCTGGCCGCCGTTAAGCCGTAGCGGTTGGCGGCATCAATGGTCATAATCGGCCCGGTGATCTCCTGGCCTCTCACATGCTCGGACTGTTCCGTGTGGTACTGGATCAGGGAGGCCCCAAAAAACATTTGCCCGCCTCCGCCGCCGGTCCGCGCCGTGTCTATTGGCTCATTGACTGGGTGGCCCGTGGAGTTGGTGGTGTTGGTCACTGTCCAGGGCGCCATGGTCGGGCTTACCACCCCATACCCATGCTTTGCTGTAATGGTCTGGAGCGGGTCCACAATCTCCTGTCCCCGGAACTCTCCAGCATGGTTGACCACCACCAAAAACGGGTTTGCAGACTTGACCACGAACTTGTCCACGCCCCTGGCCACCCGCCGCATGGTGTTGGGTCGGAGTGGCCGCTGGGCGGAAAGGCCGTATTTCTCCCGGATTTCTTCCCGCGTGTCGAAAATGGAGGGGCAGGGGAGGCTCCAGTCTATGATCTCCGCCGCACTCCGCCATGGCTTTTTCCGCCCCTCCAGCACCTCCGGGCTGTCCGCTGGCGCGTGGGTAGGCTCCGGCCATACAATGGGTTGCCCGTCACAGCGGGCAATCAGGAAAAATCGCTTTCTGGTTGTCGGCGCCCCATAGTCAGCCGCCACCAGTTCCCGCCACTCCGCAGCATATCCCAGGCCCTCCAGCTGGGAAATAAACCGCTTGAATGTCTGCCCAGCCTTTGACTTCACCGGGCGCCCGCGTCGGACCGGCCCCCAGGTCTGGAACTCCTCGACATTCTCCAGAATGACCACGCGGGGCCGGACTGTCCCGGCCCACCGCAGGACGATCCAGGCCAGTCCCCGGATGTTCTTGTCCACGGGCTTTCCGCCCTTGGCCTTGCTGAAATGCTTGCAGTCAGGGGAGGCCCACAGTAACCCCACCGGGCTGCCTCCTGTGACTTCGAGCGGGTCCACATCCCACACGCTGGCCTGATAGTGGACGGTGTGCGGGTGGTTGGTCTTGTGCATGAGGATGGCGTCCGGGTCATGGTTGATCGCTATGTCCACCACTCGGCCTGTGGCCAGCTCAATCCCTGTGGATGCTCCGCCGCCGCCGGCGAAACTATCCACGATCTTTTCCTCCCACATGCTGATCTGCGCCTTGCTCATTTTTCTGCCGCCTCTCTCATGCCGTCCACATACCCGGTGGCTGCCTGCTTCGCCTCACAGTATGGGCATTTCCCATTCATCCACCCAGCGCGGAAAATGCCGCCACATTCCCGGCATGTCATGGCGTCGTGTTCTCCCGTGGCCAGTTGCACCATAAAGCCCCGCAGGTTCATGGCCCAGGTTATATATACCTCCTTGGCGTAGATTGCTGTTGCCAGGTTGTTCGCCATGTCCACAGCCTCCCGGCGTGGAATTAGGATTGCGTGATTTTCCCGCGTCCGTTTCCCCGGCGCTGCCCATCCGGCCCTTTTTACCCCCAGGTATTCCCGCGCTTTTGCGTGGGCCGCTTTGTATGCTTCCGCAAAGTCTTTCACTTTGTTCTCCCTCCTGTCATTTCCAGATACAGAGCGCACTCTTTCCCGGTCCGCTGGCACCAGGCCCATTCCACCATGGCGCCCCGGCTCTCCCGGTAGTCCGGGAGGAACACGGCCAGGTCCGACGCCTCCAGCATGGCCAGTGCGATCCGCATATAGTCCCCGTCGGTCAGGCCGTCCGGCAGGGTGGCAGGGTTCAGGACTACATGGCCCGCCGCCTCCAGGGTCTTGGCTGCCTCCCGGAACTTGGCCCGATAACGCCGATCCCCGGCAATCTTTCCCGCTATGTAAATTTTCATTGGCTTGTCCTCCTATTCGTTGAAAACCTCGAAATATTCCTGGTATGGGTAGCCGCTGATCTCATGCCACCCGCTCCGGGTGGTGGATCCGTCATCGAACTTGTACAGCACGGCGCCCTTGCTGGCCCTTGGCTCCTTGCGCCAGGAGGAGGCAGACACGGGGGTGTATGTAATCACGGGCTTGTCCATGTTTTGGGTCTTGCTGTACCGCTTTCCCCGCTTCCCCAGCTCCCTGTATTTCTCCATGGTGGATCGGCTTTCTTTGACCAGGTAATGCGCCAGCTTCTCATGGTTGCCTCTGCGGTCCAGGGGTTTGAAACTGATACCCCCGCCGCCCCTTGGGACGCTCTCCCATGCCTCGGTGATGATCTCCGGGTCCATGCGCGTTATTACCACATGAATGTGCAGGTTTGTCATCCGCTTGGTTTCGATGACCACCACGGCCTTGTATTTGATCCTGCGCTTTTTGCAGATCTTCCGCAGGTTGGACAGAAAGGCGGCCTTGTCTGCCAGTATCTCCGGGAAAGTGGTGTCCTTGGCATAGTAGTGCAGGACGGCGTGGAGATCCCGGTGGTCAAAGTTGGCGTTTAGGTCCCAGCGCAGGTGTTCCTCCGCCACCCTCTCGTTGACCTTGGCCTGCTTCTCCGATGTGGTCCCATGGTTGGGGCCTCTCTGGACCCCCTTTGTGTGGATCCGGTATGACTGCATTTTCCTGTGTTCGATGGTGCGGCCAGCCTTTACCCGCCTATGGACATAGGCCATGCTGTACTCCTCCTTTGGGCCTGCTGGTCACTTTACTAATAGCTCTTACCGGAGCTATACGGGGCCTCGGCCCCGTTGAATTTTGCGGCTTGCAGGCCGTCCGGGAGTATGCTATAATGCAACTATCCAGGACGGCCTCCGCGCCGCCTCGTATCTGTCCACCTGCGCCGTGTTGTCAGCACCGGGCGCAGGTGGTTTTCTTTTTATGATAGGTAGTCATTGGCCAGCTCCAGCAGCTCCGCCGCGTGTTCCTGGTCCACGATCTTGACCTTTCCGGGCCGTTTCGGATCTTCCTCAATGGCCCAGGTCACTTTCTTTGCCATGATTTCCCATTCACTTGACTGGGCGGCCATTTCCTTGGTGTACCGCTCCCGGTCCTTTTTCCATGCCATGAACTCCTGGAACTCCTCGGCGCTCATATTTGCAGTTACTTCCATTACTCTGATACCTCCAGCCCCAGCCACCACGCGGGGCTGTTTCTTTTTCCCTCGTGTGGGCATACCTTGGGGCAGTTCTCCATGGGGCAGTTGTCGCAGAAAATCCGGTGAAAATCGTCATCCCATGGCGCGTCCAGGCAGGGGAGGGAGGCCAAAAAAGAGGCCAGGGCCTCCGGGGAGGCGGTAATCCGGTCAAAATTCGTCTTTCCCATCGTCACGCCTCCTCTTTGTGCAGGTCCACGCCCTCCAGGGCGTTCCACACGGCCCGCTCCCATTCCTTGGCCCAGCTTGACCGGGCTTTTCTTACTGCGTCCATGGCCACCACCTCGGTGTCCCCACGCCACAGCAGGCGGTCCCCGTCGATCACGGCGGCGGCTCCATGTTCCACCATTTCCCGCTCCATAATCCCCAGGTCAAGGAGGCTTACCCCGTAGCAGGCCCCGCCGCCGTCCGGCTGGAAAATCTGGTAGCCCTGTATGATCACCGTGGCCATGGTCACCGCGTCGGTGCGCTCCCCGGTCCTCCAGTGTTCAATTTCATCCGCCGCCACCTCCGGCATGATTAGCTGCGGCTCTCCATCCTTTACGATGGACACGGGTTCCGTGTCCGGTATCATTCCCATGTGTTCCACGATGGTGGCCAGCACCTTGCGGGGGATGGCCGCCCGCTTGCATTGGATATACCATTGTTCTGTGTAAATCGTCATGCAATCGCCCTCTGCGGCCACCGCATACCCGGCGGATTTATAGGCCCGCTTGATACAGCGCACCAGGCCGCTTTCGTTGATCAGCATTTCGCCGCCTCCTTTATTTATGTAATGTAGGCATGGGGGCCGCCTGCTCCCCTTGTGCGGCCCACACTTGCGCGTCCAGGATTTCCACCCAGTTGCACCCCCACACCTCCGCAGCGTTCAGGATCGCCGCCAGGTTTGAACAGTGTGGGACCACCACGGACCCGTGGGCCGGGTGTGTTACTCTGGCCCTGCCGGGGACGCTCCAGCGGTGGATCCGTGCCCGCCTGGCTGCCGCCGCGCGTGTGTCTGTGCGGTTCAGGTTCCATTCCATGCGTTCACGGTCACCTCCCACCGCTCCATGGCCTCCACCACAGCGGCGGAGTAGTCGGTTGATGTGCCCCCCGCCTCCCAGGCGTTTTTTGCTCCGGCCACGCCCATGTTGTACGCCATGGCCGCCTTGTGCGGGTCCTTATAGTCTGCCATGTACTTGCCCAGCAGGTAGCACCCGGCGGCGATATTCCCGGAGGGGGTAGTGGGATCCAGCCCCGTGGCCGCCTCCAGCTCTGCGTGGTAGGCACCATCCGGCCCCGGATTTAACTGCATGATCCCCACCTCTCCGGCGGCGCCCACGGCCTCCATGTTAAAGTGGCTTTCAACCTCCGCCACGGCCAGGGCCAGAGGATAGGGGCACTCATAGGCCGTGCAGTAGGTCCGCATATAGTCCTGGTATTCGTAGCACATAGGCACCGCCATGGAGAAATACCCGGAGGCCAGCAGGGCCTTCTCGATCTTCTCCGCCTCTCTCGGATCCTCGCCCTCTCCGTCCCACACATCCGGCTCCGCCGTCAGCAGGGTGACAGGCCCACAGGTTGCGGTGATCTCCAGCTCCTCCGCCGCCGCTGTGTCCGCCGTCATAGCTTTGATGGCCAGTGCCAGCAGCAGGACCACCACCAGGGCACCGGCAATCAGGACAGCGATCCGCCGTCTGGAAATTTGCCGCCTCCGTTCCTCTGCCCGGATCTTCCGCGCTTGCTCCATGCTCTCCTTTCTTTTTTTCTCCCATTGCTCCGCCTCCCGGCGGGCCTGCCTGCGGCGGATCTCCTCCAGCTGGTCCTCCCTGCGGTGGCGGGCTTCCATGGCCCCGATCCGGCGTTTCAGATCGTCCACATCCTCTACCACACCCCGGTACTGCTCCATAGCTCGGCGGTATTCCTTGGCCTTTCTCTGGCTCATGTCTGCTTGTCCTCCTTTTCTCCGCGGGTTTCTCTGCCGGTCACCTCGTAGGTGTACCCGAAACGGCGGCGGCCACACTCCGCGCAGATGATTTTCTCGCACCGTCCGCTGGTGCGCTTGACAGTCTTTCCCTGGCTGGACAGGGCAACGGCGCAGGGCTTGCACAGTTCCCGCTTCATTCCTCTGCCTCCCGTTCATCCACCCAGGCCGCGCACATGTCCGCCTCCTGTAAGCGCCATACCCATGGGGAGGCTGCCATGGCCGCCGAAAGGGCACGGGAGTCCGCCTTGGCCGCGTTGTCATAGGCGCCCATGTGCCACCGGATGGCCAGGGCCTCCTCCGGCTCCAAGTCCATGTTGCGCTGGATCAGGTACAGGCTTTTCTCGCCATGTCCCAGCGGCAGGGGATCGCGGAACACATACCCCTGGTAATCCTCCCAGCGCCCTGTTTCCTGGTTCTTCCGCCTCTTGGTTTCCAGGTGGTAGCACCCCACCTTGCACACATCATGCAGCAGGGCCAGAACGGCCACCGTTTCCTCCACATCCTCCGCCAGCAGGTCGGAAGTGGTGGTCCCGTAGGTTTCTACGCACACGATGGCCCGCAGACGGTGATACACATTCAGGCTATGTTCCAGCAGGCCGCCAGGGTAGGCACCGTGGTGCCGGGTGGAGGCCGGGGCCGTAAAGAAGTCCGTCTCATACTCCAGCCACCCTAGCAAATTGTCTGCATACTCCCGGTTGACCTGCTCGGTCCAGATCTTCAAAAACTCCGCTTTTCTGTCCATGGTCTATACCTCCACGCCTTGAAAGGTTTCTTTGATAATTTTCCTGCGCACCTGAAAGGCCACGACATGGCCCCCCGTGGGTGGATATAGTCCACGCGGCCCCGCATGGGCCGCCGGATGGTCTTTCCGTGTGCCTCCTCCTCGAATATCGTCTGCGGCGTCCGTGCCACTTCCAGGCCGATCTCAAGCCTGGCCGACCGCCTCCGCTGTTCGCTCATGGGTTCCTCCTATGCTTGTCCCGTTCCGGCCCCGCGTGGTAGAATGGGGCTGGAAAGGGGGGTCTCTTGTGGGTCTATCATTCTAAAATCGGCGATCTGTATATCAAACGGCTGCCGAATGGACGCTATGGCTTTCTGTACGATGGCACCATGTGGGAAAGTTGCCATTCTCCCCAGGCCGCCGCTGATAACATAGCCCGTCATTGCACGGGGTGTTATGACTGGGACCGTCTCGACGGTGATCCAGACTACCCTTCTGATCTTTCAGACTGGGACACCTGCTGATCGTTCATTCTGCGGATCCGGTCTAATACCCGCACACCATCCATCAGACTTTCAAATGTGGCGTCCGTGATCGGTTCCTGGGAACTCAAACATTCATCGAACTTTCGGAGGATCACGTCCTCCGCCTTTTCCAGGATTTTCTGTTAGCATGGAATTTCCTCCTTTATAATTTCCAGCGCGTCGTATGCCACCCAGTAAACCCCGTACAGATCCAGTAAATAGCCGTCCTTGTCCTGCTCTCCCTTAATACAGAGACGCCCTCCGTGAACATGGGTGGCAATCTCCCAGCCGGGGCTTTTCTGTAATTGGTGCAGGCCGATCCACTCAATCCAAACGGGTTTCGGTTCCTGGATTTGCTCCACTTGGGTGCGGGTCAGCGGTTTCCTTTCATTTTCCATTGTCGGCACTCCTTTCTATCCGCCGGCGCTCCGCCGCCGTGGTAAACTTCTCCACCATGCCCCGCTCCCGGAGATCCTGGAGAATCAGGGCATGGGTGACGCGGCTCACCGTCTTTCCGGTTTCCCCGTCCCGGATCTCAATGGCCAAAAGTGGGTGGCCCATGCAGGTGGAGAAAAAGGCGTGGGCCGTGTTCCATTCCGGGGTGATCCAGTTCAGGGCGTAGTCCGGTGTGCGCGGGTATTTAATGAACTCTGTCCCGCTCCGCATGGGCGGGAGGTTGTCCACATAATCCGCCACCAGCTTATACAGGGCGGTTTTATTCGCTTTTAGTCGCAGCATTACAGGATCTCCTCCCGATACCAGGCCAGGATCCGCTTGGCGTACTTCTTGCGGATCCGCTTCTTTTTGGTGCGGTGGTAGCGGGCGGCCAGCGGCCTGTTGACCGCCTCCGCCCACCGCAGGGCCTTGCGGAACTCCTCCGCCGCCTGGATGGCTCCCCATATCTTTGTCACAGCCGCCGCGGCCTCCTCTATCGCTACGCAGAGAGTGCGGAAGCCCTCCGCCATGGCTTCGGCCACCTTTTCGGCCTGCTCCATCGTGAGGCCCATTGACGCAAGGAGCGGCGGCGCCGGGCGTTCCACTTGCTCCGGCAGGGTGATTTCTCCGGCGTATTGCACCGGCTGTCCGTCTATGTAGACTGCCGCCTGGGCGGTTCCTTTCCCGTCAGGTCCCATCCGGCCAGCCCTCCCCTCGGTGGTATCCCATAAGGATCTGGTGTCCCATTTCCCCCAGGGCGTGGCGCATGACCTCCAGTTCCAGCAGGTCGGTGTACTTCATCCCGTACCCCTCCAGCATGGCGGCCAGCCTCTTGGCCTTTTCCGTGGTCTTTCTCATGGCCTCCCGCTCCTTGGCCATGTCCTCCGCGTCGAACTGTGCCCGCAGGTCCTCCAGGCCAATTTCACCGCCCGCGATCTTCTGGCAGAACTCCACTGCCTCCTCCCAGGTAAATTCCCGGTATCCCGCCGTGCTTATCTCTCTCCCGGCCCCTCTTGTGTCGTAGCAGCTTACGGTGTGGCCCCGTTCCTGTGCGTCCCACAGCCGGAAAATCCGAAAAATGATCCCGTCCTGGCGCCCGGTCATGGTGCCGCGCCCCTCTCTCCGCCACTTGATTTCCTTTCTCTTTGCCATATCCGGCTCCTTTCTCCGCCCCTTGCGGGGGCGGGATTTCCGTTGATACGCTCCGCCGATTAGATCCAAAAGCCGGGGGCCAGCGCCCATGAATTGTCGGCGTAGTCGTTGGCGGCCGTGCCGTCCGTATAGACAAGGCAGAAACTGTTGCCGTTGCCCGCATTGGCGGAACGGGTGTAATGCGGCCATGTCTGCCCGTTCCACATCTTCACGCGGTCCCGCTCGGTCTTGTAGACCGGGAGCTGCTCCTCTGTTGGATCGTCCCCATCTGCCCACGGCTTGCGCCCGAAAAACTCTGTTGCACTATGTAGCCATATCAGATCCGTGGTCACCAGCTCCTCGCCCTTGATGGTCTGGCGGATGGTGCGGGGGGTGATGATGGACACCAGATCCTCCGGGAGATCCTGGACCAGATCGGTGTTGCACCATTTCCGGGCGTCGCCCTCTTTCCAGGACACAGGACGCTCCAGGCGGTTATACACAGGCCGCTCGGCCACGCCGTCCACAAAGCCCATCCAGACCCGGCCCGGCTCCACCTTTTCCACCATGATGGCCACCTCGGTGCCGCTCCGCAGGTGGAAGCGGATCACATCCCGCTCCGCCAGGAGCTTGTCCAGTACGCCCATTTCTCTGGCCCTGGCGATCTCCGCCCAGTTGATTTCCTCTTTCGTCTGCTTGATGATGGTTGCCATTGTCATTTCCTCCTTTGTTTTATCCGCCTCCATGGCGGTGGGGTCACTCATTCATTGGCCGCCCGCGTTCTGTTCAGGGGCTTGCCGCGCCGTCGGAGGCTTTCCTGGAAACGACGCTGGGCCAGCTCCGGGTTGTATGCCTTGCGGCTATTCTTGTCCAGGGTGCCGTTGCTCCCGCGCCTCAATTCCTCGTAAATGGTTTTAGGTGCCACACCTACCAGGCCCGCGATCTCCCGCACCGACGCATAAGCGGCCCACTTCTCTGCAATCAGCTGCCGATCCGCAGGCCCCAAATATTTGTTGCTCATGGTCCTTTCACCTCCGTTTTTCGATAAAAAAATAAGAGTAACAAGGCTTTACGCTTTGTTACTCTTATTAGTAGCATTTTCATGTCGTGCCTTCCGCTTCTTTCCTCTTGACGTGGCCTGGATTTCGTGTTATATTTGTATAGTAGTCTAAATGCACGGCCTGAACTCACATGTTTGTAGTCATCGTCGGATCTTCAGACGAGCGGCAAATGTGTGGGTTTTTTTCTATGTCATTTAGCTCCAAATTTTTTTCAGGAGGTACCATTATGTATCACGGTACTGTCAAGTGGTTCAACGAGACCAAGGGCTTCGGCTTCATCTCCAACGACGAGGGCGGCGACGACGTGTTCGTGCACTTCTCCGCCATCGTGTGCGACGGCTTCAAGACCCTTCAGGAGGGCCAGAAGGTCACCTATGATGTGGAGCCCGATCCCAAGAATGCCGACAAGCTGCGTGCGGTCAACGTGGTCGCCGCCTAA